TCCTGCGGAAGAAAAGAAGGAGAGAAACGCTCTAAATATCCTGCCTGTAGACCAACAGCAGCACAATGTAAAACACCTGGAAAAGGAAAAACTTGGGGAAAAACAAAATGATAAAACTTTTAAACTTATTAACAGAAGCTAAAGACGCTTTTCAGGAGTTTGCAACAACTCGAATGAACGGTGCTGAAAAAATAGCAAATACTGCACAAGAAAAAGGTGGAGCTTCAATGCTAACCTGGCATCACTTTAAGGTTAAACTTCCTTATTATAAGAAAGCAGCCGAAGGTAAATTTGATAGAAAGCAAGCTATAAATGAATTTGCATCAGTTAAGAGTAGTATTTCCTTAAATATGTCTGCAACAGAGTTTCAAAAAGAAGTAGGTAAATTAGAAGTCTTAGGGGAGTTAATAATAAAAAGTAAAAAATGAAACTAATAGATATACTTAGTGAAGTAGAGATTGGAAAATGCCCTGCACCAACACAGAACATTGAACTAAACCTTCAGAACAGACAGAAGGCAATTAATGAATATGGTTATGGTCCATTAAATCCAAACGAACCTAATGAGAAATTCTGGCAAGCCAAGGTAGATATGTGGAAATTAGATTCTGCAGAAGAAGCTAAGAAATCACTCTGCGGTAATTGTGCAGCATTTGATATAACTAAAAAGACTTTAGATTGTATTGCCAAAGGAATAGGGGATGATGAAGGTTCTGAAGATCCTTTTGATGTTATTGAAGCAGGAGATTTAGGTTACTGCAGGTTTCTTAAGTTTAAATGTGCAGCTGCTAGAACTTGTGATGCTTGGGTTGTTGGAGGTCCGATAACAGATAAGAAGAATGCTGGCAAATCTCGATAAATGGTTTAACCATCTAACTACACCAAAACAAGAATTAAATAATAAACCTATCTGCCCTTTTGCTAGAGCAGCTATTAATAATAAAGAATACACTATTCAGGAAACAAACCTCGATAGTATAGAAAATGAAGTAACTAATGCAGATATAGTAACTTATAAAGTCTGTATTTATTATTTACCGACTTATGAAAATTATGATATTGAAACTCTAGAAATTAAAAGTAAAAGTCTTAATGAAATTTTCATATCACATAATAAAGTAGTTTTAGATAATGACCCAAGGAATCCTTTTACAATTAACGGAGTAACAACTACATTCCCGGACTGTTATTTATGGATAGTTCAAGACCTAGCAGACTTGACTTCTAAGTCAAATAGTCTTAAATTAACAGATTACTATAGTTATTGGACAAAGCAGCAATTAGACGAAGTTGTAACATGGAGAAACCATACAAAGATTTAGAAATTACTGATGAATATACCATAAGAGAATTTGGATCCAATATAGATCCGATACACTTAATGTGGCATAGAGATAATGAAGACCGGATGGTAGAAGTTCTAGAATGCGGCAAAGGATGGGGTTTTCAATTTGATGACGGACTTCCTTTTGATTTAGAACCAAACACATCTATATTTATATTAAGACACGACTGGCACCGGGTTGTAAAAGGTGAAGGAGTTTTATTATTAAAGATACATAAATCATGAAAGACAACATAAAGAATGTAATCGTAGTTTTGTTGGTTATTCTAGGTGGTGCTGTAGTATATTCCTTACATGTTAAGGATATAACAGAATTACCAAACGTTGAAGGATACCAAAGAACAATCGATTCGCTAAACAATGCTATTCTTATTAACAATAAGGAGATTGCAAAATTCGATTCCCTGAACACTATTCAGCAAAACAAAATTAAAGTATTAACAGCAAAATTAGGAAACACTGCAGCTTTAGCTGCTAAAGAACACAAACAACATGAAGAAGATATTAAGCGTATTGGTGCTATGTCTAATAATGACGTCACCGGCCTATTCACAGAAAGCTTCGATTGATACTTGCTGTGTACCTTGTACTACACTAAGGAAAGCATTAATCATTAAAGAAGAAAGAACATACTGCGGAAAGCAGTTAGGTTTTGCTAGAGATTCAATAACAGTCCTACAGCAGGTTATTCTACATAAAGATACTATTATATCTTTTAAAGATAGTACGATAGCAACTTATGTTAAAAATGAAAATAACTATAAGGGTATTATAACCAATAAAGACTCTATTATTAAAGAATACAAAAAAGCATACCTATCTCAGAAAATACAGAAATACATTGCATATGGAGTTTCTAGTATTATCCTTTTAGCAGGCATTTTGTATTAATTATGAGTCAAGATTTAAAAGCAATAATAAGGCAGGAGTATGTGAAGTGTGTCGTTGATCCGATACATTTTATGAAAAAATATTGCTACATTCAGCACCCACAAAGAGGCAGAATCCTATTCCATTTATACCCTTTCCAGGAAAAAGTACTAAAACATTTCCAAGATAACCCTTATTCCATCATTTTAAAGTCAAGACAGTTAGGTATTTCCACCTTAGGAGCAGGATACGCACTATGGTTAATGCTTTTTCACAAAGATAAAAACATACTAACTCTTGCAACAACCCAAGCAACTGCACGAAATCTAGTAACAAAAGTACAGTTTATGTACGAAAATCTACCTTCTTGGTTAACAGTACCGTCGGTAGAACATAATAAATTATCTCTAAGACTAACAAATGGGTCAAAAATACAAGCTAAATCATCAAATTCAGACTCTGCTCGTTCAGAAGCTGTATCATTACTGTTGGTTGACGAGGCTGCATTCATTGATAACATTGCAGAGACGTGGGGAGCAGCACAGCAAACGTTAGCAACCGGGGGTGGTGCAATTGTTCTATCAACTCCAAACGGAACTGGTAACTGGTTTCATCAAACCTGGGTAAGAGCTGAGGCTAGAGAGAATGATTTCTTACCAATTAAACTACCTTGGTTTGTACATCCGGAAAGAGATCAAGTCTGGAGAGATAGACAAGACGAACTTTTAGGAGATCCAAGACTTGCAGCACAGGAATGTGATACTGATTTTTCTACTTCTGGAGATACAGTCTTTTACGGAGAGTATTTAGAGTTCTACCAACAGACCTACATTAGGGAACCTATGGAAAGACGCGGTGCAGATCAGAATTTATGGATCTGGGAACCGGTTGACTATTCAAGATCCTATATGGTAGTAGCAGACGTAGCAAGGGGTGATGGAAAAGATCACTCAGCCTTCCATATTCTGGATATCGAGAACAATGTACAGGTAGGGGAATACAAAGGACAGCTCGGAACTAAGGAATTTGGACATCTACTTGTAGGAATTGCAAGTGAATATAACGACGCTTTACTAGTAATAGAGAATGCATCTATAGGATGGTCAACCATTCAGACTGTCATCGATAGAGGATATGCTAATTTGTACTATTCACCAAGAAATGGTAATATAACCGCAGAAACATACTTCGATCAATACGATCCAAACTCAAGTCTAGTAGCTGGATTTTCAACAAACCAAAGAACAAGACCTATTATAGTAGGTAAATTCCAAGAATATGTTAATGAAAAAGCAGTAACCATTCAATCAAAACGATTACTTGAAGAGATGAAAGTGTTTATATGGAAGAATGGTAGAGCAGAAGCACAACATGGCTATAATGATGACTTAGTAATGTCTTTCGGTATAGGAATGTACATCAGAGACACTGCTTTGAAATTTAGACAACAGGGAATGGACCTGACTCGCAATATCCTAAACAACATTACAACATCAAAACCAACTTATCAAGCTGCTTATCTTCCATCAAACGTTAAAAATCCTTATGAGATAGATAATGGAAAAGGAGGAAAAGAAGATATAAGCTGGATTTATTAACTATTTATACTTATATTGATTACTAACAATGGCAGACACTAGTGTATTTTCGAGACTACGTAGATTATTCTCAACAGACGTAATAATAAGGAATGTTGGAGGTGATCAACTAAAAGTTGCCGATACAAATCAAATTCAAATGTCTGGAGAACTAGAGAATAACTCTTTAGTAGCAAGATATAATAGAATTTACACAACTTCACCTACTTCCTTATACGGTTATCAATCTTCTTTTAACTATCAAACCTTAAGAACCCAGTTATATTCTGAATATGACGCTATGGACACCGATGCAATCATTGCTTCAGCCCTAGATATCTTATCAGAAGAATCAACTCTTAAGAATGATATGGGAGAAGTACTTCAAATCAGGACAAACGACG